TCTTCCTGTCTAACAAATTGTGAGAAGTCAGGTAAGTTTAAATCTTGTTGTATATCTTCTATAGAAAACTCTCTACCTGTTGGAATGTCTGGAATAAAAGAAGGTATGTCTTGTTTAGTAACAAACTGTGATAAATCAGGTTGTTCAAAAGTTGGCATACTTTCAGCTATTCGCTCTTGTACTATTTTGTCTATAGCATCTTTATCAAAACCACCATCAAATAATTTACCTATGTTTAGTAAGTTACTTAAAGGAGGAAAGTCTTGTTTTCTATCAACAGGAATATTTACACCACCAATACCTGTACCAAAATATCTTGGATCATCTGGCTCTCTTGTTGGAGGTAAAATTGGTGGAGGTGGGGGTGGAATGTCTACATTTTTTGGTATGTTTAATTGTTCTTGTGTATAACCCATTGGTTGTTCTGGGGAATAACTTACGCCTGGTGCAATGACTTGTGACATTGGCATACCGCCAGCTATAGAACGCGCATAGTCAAAACCACTTGAATATGTTGGGTCTGAAGGTGGTATTACATAACTACCAAATTCATCTGGACCTAGTTGTGGTTTTTGGTTAAAAACATTTCTTAAATTTTGCATAAAACCACCTCTTCCTGCACCAACATTATTTAAGTTAGCTATATTAGCAGAACCTAAACCTAGGTTTTCGTTCAATAACGAACTAATATCGCCTAATGCTGCTATATATTCCCTAGGATCTTCTGATTTTATTGCCATATTAACCTGTTATTAACTTGTCCATTTTTTCGTCTAGTTTGTCTAAACGATCTATAACTCTGTCTATGCTGATTGTTAATTCAACCTTAGTTACATAATCTTTTGCAACTTCTTCGCGAGTCTTATTGAGAAGTATATCAACTCTTTTTAATTCTGTCGCGTTAGTTCTTATGCTGTGGACTATAGGAGCAAAGATTAAAGTAATAATTATATTCCAATACATCATTGGGTCCATGCTAATAACTCCAAATATGTGGTCTTGGTCGACCTTGTGAATCTTTAGATATATCTAAGTGTATAAACCTAGCACCACCTTTTTGATTAACTCCAATACCAGTAAAACCATAATTCTAGCTTTGGATATAATCTCTAATGCTTGCTTGCCTCTAACACCTATATCAGCTGCTAAACCAACAGCGTGTGTGCCTGGTTTTGATTTGTTTATTTCTACAGGATGTTCAGCACATCTATAACCACTTGTTATCTTAAATGGAAAACCACAATCAGTTCTAAGCGCTTGTAGTTTATCTATAAGCTCATGTTCTATTTTGTTTTCACCACAATGCTTACAAGCAAATTCTTCTAGTTTAAAGTTATCCCAACTCATCTAGCAACTCCTTTAGTTTTTTCAAATGTTCTAAGTCCGCCAAGTCCTAACATACCCATTAATACAGTCATTAGCGATCCCATGTCAAAGGATGGTAGTACAAAAGATATTCCAAATGCTGAGAGTGCGAAGATAATAATAGGCTGAAGCAAAAAGTGATAAAGCAAAGCAATACCGCAAGTCCAGCCCACAAATGGCCGCCAGCCGCAACAAATAAAGACTTATGGCCAGCTTCAATTTTATTAATTTCCACTTGAGCCATATTTGCTTTATGTAGTTCTGTTTTAAGTTCATGGTTTAGTTTTGCCTGTAAGTCCTTGTCAGGTACTAGCTTACTAACTATGTCGCTTACTGGACCTATTAGCTTGTCAATCATTTTTTATTTTTTTTGGTTTTCTTTTTAGGTGGTCTACCTACTTTACTTCCGTATGTTCCTTTTCCTTTTGGCATAATGTTTCCTCGTCTATTGTATATATCGATAGTTTTTGGCTTTTGCCTTTAACACTTATCGGTTTTAATAATTTTAACTTAAATTTACAATTTATGGCAGTAGAATAACCAATCAATATGTCTTTTCCTACTTCTTTGGTTGCTGACTCTAGTCTTGCTGCTGTATTTACACAATCACCAATAGCAGAATAATCAAACCTAGTATCGCTCCCCATGTTGCCTATAACAGCTTCACCAGTATTAATACCTATACCTATTTCTATGCCTAGTCCTGCTTCCTTCATGTTTTTGGTTATTTCTATTGCTGTTTCTACTGCTTTGTTTCTATGATCGTCTAAATCTATGGGTGCATTAAATATAGCCATCATTGCATCACCAATATACTTATCTACCATGCCACCATATTTTTGTACTGCATCTGATTGTATAGTCAAAGCCTTGTTCATAATCTCAGTTACTTCTTCTGGAGTCTAATCTTTCTGATAAAGATGTAAAACCTCTAACATCTGTAAATAAAAATGTTGCTTCTTTTTTCTCACCACCAAGTTTTAACAAACTAGGATTGTCTTGTAATTGTTTTACTTGTCTTGGATCTAAGTAATGTTCAAACTGTTTTTTAATTTGTTGACGCAATTTATATTGCTTTTTGTAAAGTTTATATAGAAGGCAATAGTAGAAGTTATGATTTGTGAGATAAAAGTCCATGAAAAATCTATCAAATAACCTTTCTGAACGCTAAAAGCTTCTAAGAAGCCTGTGGTGAAGAGCAAAATTACAGCGATACTTAGACCCTTAACCACACCGAGATAATTGATTACAAGCCATGTCAACGACACGAAAATTCCAAAAATCAAAATTTCAGCCAAATGACCATTCTGGAATCCTTGGAGAGTTTTCTATAAGAATTGACTCAGATAATGCTGCTTGAATTTTATGTGGCTCTAATAATCCAGTTGGAGTTGCAATTTGTGGCATGATTCCTGGCGCAGTAATTCCAAGAAATACAAACTTACCAGCAACATTCATTTCTTGTAAATCTGTTTGTGGTGTATCTACCCAACTAATCCACTTACGACCAAGGTTATCTGTTTTGATCGGTGGTATTCCTCTGACTGATATTTCCTGTATACCATTATCATTGGTTTTTATAATGTAAGTTCTTGCACCTGTTAATGCTTTTAATACTTCTGTACCAAAAGAAGAAACATAACCATCTGGTGTTTTAAGTAGTAAGGGTATTCTTCTGACTAGATTATCAACATCGGTGGGTGCAGCAGATATACCTTCTTGTATATAGTTAGTTCTAAGGTTGTGAGTATTCTGTACTACACCCTTTGAAAGCATACCACCAACATCAGGTCCTTTGATGACTGTACCAACTGTTTTTGGGTATATTTGATTTGGGTATTCAAATGAAGCCAAAATCGATGTACCATGTCTTAAGGACTCTGCAAAAAATTCATCACCACCAAATCTATCTGGATGCGGAAAACTAACAACCCAACCCACACCCAATGCACCAGCATCTATAATCTGTTTATGTATTTCTCCTAGTCTTTGCCTTGGTATAGGCCAACCGCCTTCTGTATCTATATCTTCTTCGGTTATGTTAAGAATAGTAAAGTAGCCAGAAGGATCTTGTTAGGTACAAGATAATCAAATACTTTTAGTTTTAGTTTCTGTTGGCGTTGACTGATATAAGACAGGCAACACTAGTATTATAAGTATGGTGAATAGTAGTCGCTTCATTAATTACTTTGAGTGATTTTGATAGTGCTGCCAGTACCACCATTTATTTTAATAACATTGGATGCACCATCTTGTATAAAGATAACAGTATAACTACCAGCAGAGTCTATATCTACTCTAGCTGTATCACTAACACTACGCATAAGTGTTAATACTTCTCCTGTTATAAAAGATGTTATTTGGGTGCCTAAGTCTTGACCTAGTTTAGTACCAACAATATTAGTAGATGTGGCATCTTGTGCTAGCTGATCTTCTTGTTGTATTTCTTGTAGTGCGTCTATGACATCTAGCAAATCTTCTAAGAAGTTTACATCAAGATAGTTTATATCTAGCTCTGTAAACTCTAGCTCTTTCTCTGAGTCTAAGAAATCTTCTTCTAAAAAGTCCTCATCTAAACCATCAAAGTCTAATATGTTTTTCTTTTTGGTTTGTGTTGTTTCTTCTGCAATCACCTCTTCTTTAGGAGGATTAACAATAAGCATGTTGTCTATAAGGTCTAGTGTTAGGTCTAAGATGACAGGTGAGCTAGGTGATTTCTCAAAGACATCTACAGTTGTAGCTTCGTAGGGTTTGTTTAGTGTAACTGTACCCATGGCTGTAGTTACTAATATCTCACCACTAGAATTACCAAATTCATCTGGTAAAAGTATTAGCAATGACCTGCCTATTTCATCTACGGTAACTGTAAAATCAGTACCACGAATTGCTATGTTTGCTGTAGGTGTTTTAAGATCTATATTGTTTTTATCTATCTTGTTTAGACCGCCAGTAATAAATCTAGCCGTACCAAGACCAAAGGTAATAGCCATTTTAGATTTGCTGGGGTTGGGGTCAAAGATGTATTCATCTATGGTGAGCTGTGAGTTTTCTGTAAGTCTTACTTTGGAGTCGTCTAGGAACGTAATAGCCATACGACCATTAGTCGTAACTGCTTCATCATTTTGTTGTATATCAAAAGACTCTGTTGCCTTATAAGGCTTGTCTCTTAGTATTTGTGCTGAACCGTTTAGTTCAGATATGTTTCCTATATCAACAGCTGGTGCTTGTTCCGCCATCGTTCTGAACGACACAAACAGTACCGTTAGAACCAGTAGAGTTAATCTGTAACCAATCAGAAGCAAGAGTTGACGACTGTATGATATTGAATGTTCTGCTGTTTCCTGTTTGGTCAAGATAGAAATATCCACCTGCATATCCGCTTCCTGTAAAGTTTACTGTATTGCTATCACCATCTACATCTACATAGTTAGTAGCACCATCATAGTTTATATCAAAATCAAAAGTGTTGCTGTCTCCGTTAATAATCCAGTCTAAATCAAGACCAGAAGCTAATGCTGTTGTACCTGTGTCTAGTGTAAATGTATTAGAACTACCAGTTACATCTACATTGTAATCTGAGTTATCAATACCATAAGTATTTGTAGGATCAGCTTGTATAGTAAAGGTATTACTATCTCCATCAAACTCAAACAATCCTGTTACGCTATCTCCGTATATATCACCTAAAAATTTATTAGTATTACCTATTTGGTTTATGTCTAAGGTTAGATTAATGCCATCAAGATCAAATGCTGTTAGCGTTCCAGCAACAGAGTTTAAACCACCAATAATGTTAGATGATCCTAACTGTTCTAAGTCTATGTTTGCTGTTGCACCGCTTTGGTCAACATATATTTCATTGTCAGCTGCATACGCAGATAAACCAGCAAGGGTTAATCCCAATATGCTGTAGTAACTTATTATTCCTAAATTTTTGCTCATCAATATTCCAATATCCTCTGGTTGTTCCTTCTTTAATTGTTTGCTAAAACAGCGGTTTCTATTGCTGTTTGTAGTGCTATATTGATTGACTCGTTTCTGACTAAACCGTTTTCTATTTCCACTAGTTCGGTATTGTCAGTAATAAAACGAAATATATCTTGATCGATAGATGCACTTAATATCGTTTTAGTTACTAATACTTCTAGTAACACTTTACCTGTACTTACAGATACAGTTCGTAAAGATATGGTTACGGTATCTTGCTTGTATTGCCTAGACATTCCAATGCCTAAATACCTAGCGCCTGCACCACCAGACTTTACATTACTTTCATATGATATCACGCCACCTTGCATTATCAAACCAGCAAACAATAAATCTGGTAACTTCTGCTTTTCTTTGTTTTGTTGCCTGGCGCTTCTAATGATTTGTCGCTCTTTGGTTACATTGTCTAAACCAACACGCTCAACCACATCAAAGAAGCCATTATTACTACCCTGCGTGTTTTAAGGCTCTAATCAGATAGGCATCTGGTGCTTGCGTTACCGCAGATGAAAAGGTTGCATAAGCACTATTGCTTCTTCTTTGTCCTGTTTGGTCTGTAAAAGAACCTTGCATATATAGCTACGACTGGCTTTACTTTGTTGTTTGATTTTATGTTTGCAAGTTCAGGTACAAGCAACGAGCCTATCGTTGGCTTTTCTATTTTTTGAAATGGAGGTAGATTATTTTCTAACGGATCTATTATTAACGCGCAACTAGAAAGTAAAGCTACCGATAGGAAGAGATATAGTTGTCGTATTACCATCTGAGTCAGTTATGTTTAAAGTTATAATTCCGTCTACAACATTATACTCTATAGTATTTCCTTCTAAACTCTAAAACACCACTATCACTTGGAGTTTCACCAAATAAATTTTCTACAAGCTGTCTTGATAGTTGTGCATAGATTCTTGACTCTAGGTTTCTTATAAATCTTGCAAGAGTTGTGTTTTCTTTATCTCTTTCTATCTCTTCTTGTAATGCTTTTATTTCTGCTTTAAGCGCTTGCTTCCGATTGAACTGTTGGTTCTCTATGGTTAGATAATGTGCAGATGTGCCTATGCCAGAGAATGATGGCGACTTAAACTTATGTACCATCTCGTCTGCATTTAAGCTTTGACCAATAACCATTAAAAACATTATTGCACCCATAAAACAACACCATATAGCTATTCTAGTTTTAGCAGCTTCTTCTTGTTCTATTTCTCTTCTTGTAAGTTTTCTTTTATACACACTTGCCATTAGTCCTTCCTTTTATCTTTTCTTCCTGCTTTGGCAATCTTGTTAGTGTCAATTAACTGAGGTACGCCTAGCATTGTTTTAATCATAGTATCTTGTCTAATGATTTCATTATCCAAAGATCTAACTCTATCTATTAATGCTACTAGAATACCGTGTTGTGTGTCTAGTTTTGTGCCAAGGCGATCTTCCATGGCATTTATGGATGTGTTGACTTTATCATCTACGGTATCAAGTTTAGTCTCCATACCGTCAATGATTCTGTTGATAAGTTTCCAAACAAAAGCACCAAGGCCTAGCGCTGCGGCAATAGGAAATCCTAGTTCGGTTATAAGAACTACGACATCATTCATGGTTTACTTTTTCTTTTTAGTTGTTTTTTTCTTTTTAGGAAATCCAGCTTTCATAGCTTTGTAAGCCTTTGCTGAAATAGTAGATTTTTTTTTGCTTCTGCTTGTTCCAGCTTTTTTTCTTTTATTTATGTTTTCATATAATGACATAGTTATCTCCTTATTTTCTTCTTGATTTAGCTCCAGAACATTTCCATCTTTTTCTTGATAGGTTGTTTGGAGTATTGGGATCGTTTTGTTTTTTCTTAGATAATCTTTTCTTTATACCAAGACTTCTAGCGCAATATGAATCACCTTTAGATGTTCCTGGCTTAACTCTAGGGCCACCACCTTTGGCTTTACCTGCTTGACCGTAACTAACCTTTTTACCAGATTTAGTTATCTTTACTTTTGCTTTGCCTCTTCTTGGTGTTGCCATTATTTCTTCTTCCTTGGTCTACCTCTTTTTTTAACAACTGGTGCTGGTGTCATAAGATTGTCAAACCAGTTTAAAAATTTATGTATGGTTGCTTTTAACCATACCCATGCTTTAGTAATATATTTCATTAGTGTATTGTCCTCTCTTCATAATATATGATTTCAGAATCTTTACTTACTTCACCGCCTGACATGACCGACATAATTTGCAGGGCATGATTTTTATTTTTTGCTCTTATTTCTTTACCTACATAAACCATGTCATCAACCATTACTTCAATATCAAATATTTTGTTGTGGGCCATTGTTTGTAAATAATCCTTGAGCTTGAGCTTTTGCATTTTGTCTTATTCCTTCTCTATCTCGTTCCATAACTGCATTAATTTCTGCAATGTTTATTTGTGCGCCGTACTTAGCTTGTAGCTCCATAGCTTTTACTCTTAGTTGTGCTTCTTCTATATCTCTTTGTCTGTCATCGTCCATGATGATTTTCATTCTATCTGTTTCAGCATCAATCATAGCTTTCTGTGCGCTTACTTGTGCCTTCATTGCTTCAGCCTGTGCAAGCATTTCTGCTGCATCTGGTTTAGGTGGCTCTTGCGGTTGCGGAGGCATGGGCGGAACTTCTGTATTTACAAAGGATTGTGCATCTTGGAAGCCTGCTAGCTCGATCATTCTTGTTAGGGTGTTAGCATATTGTTGCATTGACACTAGAGGATTCTGTGGCCCTAGTGTTTGCATGATTTGTTCTTGTTTTGATGCTAAACCTGTTAAAACTTGGAATTTTTCTTCGTCTGATGACTTAGATATAGCTACATTGACTACCATATCCTTGTCTGAGTCCCAATATCTTGGGTCTACAGGTATAAATTTACCGTTTAATCTAAAGACATCTTGTGCGTTTTGGTGCTTGATTACCAAGTTATTTACTGTTTTAAACATAGCTTTTAGCCACCTTCAGCAAAATGTCTACAGATAAGTTCTACTCTACCTTGCGCACCACTCATAGTAGCAGTTACAGCTGCGGAAGTTGTAGATTGTAATGCTTCTGCGTTTAATCCTGCACTTGCTTTAGATACACCAGTTCTGTTTTCTTTGGATTCGTCTAAATATCCTAGAACTGGGAAAGCTTCTTTACCAACAAAAGGTACAGCAAATGGTTGTACCATTCCTGGCGCTCTCATTCTAATTGGCTGACCAATATCTGTATTAAGTACATCGTCTATATTTACTTGACCTTCAACCACTCCCATTCTTGGGAAGATAGAATGACCTAGTGAATCTAAGGTATCACGCATAATTTGTGATTTAGCTGCTTGGATTGGTTTTAAGTAATCAGCAGGACATGATCCTATTGCTGTGTGTGGTTCTGGGTCAGGACAGAACATACATATTGGTAGTTCATCCCAAGGTTCTACATTGAAGAACTTCTAAACCATTACCTGCTGTGCAAACTCTGATTCGCTCATCAATACCATCACCATCAAAATCATAGTATAAGTAATGCTCAACATATAAAACATCTTTACCACCAGCATCGTTTCTATCTGGGTATACCATGTTGTCAAATGGGTTTCTTGCTTCTTGTTCTTCGTAGCTTTCTGGGTCAAGTGCGCTACCGCCATAACCTGCATACTGTTCTATCTCTTCTTGGTCGTAACCCATAGCAACTAGGTCGGACACAGATTTAATCATGCGGTGTGCAACGTAAGAAGCAGTTTCTATGTCGCGTGCGTGTCTTGAAATTAATACTTCTTCTGGTGGTACAGACTCAATACATACTTGGTCTTTTGGTTTTAATCTTCTAATGGTTAGATCATAACTTGCTGGTATTTCTTGCGTTACCTCTTCACCGCTTATTGGGTCCATGGTTATGATTGTTTCGTTGGTAACTGATTCTTCTATTACCTCTACATTCTTATCTAAGATTAATGCTTGGTAGGATTGTGGATCTATGTTGCTATATTCGTGTGTTGTTGCGTTTACGCTGTCATCCCAAAATACTTTTACAAAACCAGTCTTTCTAACTAAGGCATCTTTAAAAACGTCATACAAAACTTGGAAGCCAGGATTCTTTTCTCTAATCAGATAGTTAATATAATCTGTTTGTTGTTCTGCAACTGGATATCTTCTGGTCCTTTAGGTACAAACTCTACAATCTTCTTAGTACCAAAGAAAGTACGCATGATAGATGGCAACATAAACAAAACACTTTCTCTAACATCTGTAGATACAAACTCTGATTGCAAGGAGCTAGTTCCTTCTGGCTCTGTACCAAGGTAGTATTCTGTTGATTCAGCTCTTTCTGCGCCGACTTGATGTATAAAGTCTTTAGCATCATCCATCTCGGATTTAATCACGCCTACTAGGTCTATCATCTCAGTTTCTTCTTGTACTTTAGCGATGATTTCTTCTTCGTTATATTTCTTTGCCATAAATTATCCTACTCTGTATTATTCTTGATTTAAGCGGTTGTCTGAAATTATAACCTAAAAAGCTAGTGCTTCCACCAAAACTTGCAGCCTTGGATGCCATCGTCAGCGCGAGCGCATCCGCCTTGTCAGGAGATTTGATTCCACGCTTGCGCATTTCGTCTTTACTCTCTATCTTAATTTTACCAGTCGAAGTGTATTTATACAGAGGCGCTGCTAGTTCTGCAACTAACTCATCATCCTGCGGAAGCCTGCAATCTCTTTGCGCCAACCAGTCTTTAATCGCAAACCATAATTCAGCGCGTAGGTTTAAATAATTTTTCTTGCTTGATGGTGCTTCGGCAACATTGATTCCGCGCACAGGTAAGTTCTGCTCCGCGAGTCTATCCACCACGCCTGCGCCCAATCCGATAACATCAACCAATATTTCCTGTGGTTTCTCTATCGCAGTAGATTCGTCATACATATTCTTAATCACACCACATAATTGCATCAAGATCCATAGACTTAAAGGACTTAATACTCATCACATGGTTTCCTTGGCGTCACACATAGCGCAGAGTTATCTCCGCCAAACCTAGCGACATCCAATCCCCATATAATAGGTGCATTAGCTGTAAGAGATACATCCCTATCGACTGCTGCTTTGACTAAAGACATAGGTATGACAGTATCGTCATCCGCGGATGGAAACTCGCCCATCACCTCCACGCGCGCGACTGTGGAATCTTCGCCATACTGCTCAATCATCGTTTGAAAGAGCTTTTGGTCTGTGCCTTCGACCGTGCGCGAGTCTATCTGCTCGTTCTTCCAGAATGATTGCTTAGAGTTAAAGCTGTCGTAGAATGGCCCAGTGTTTCGGCGTGGGTTGGAGAAAGTAAACCAATAGCGGTCGCGCGTGGGTTCGGAGAAGAACCCCTCGGAGACCGAATAAATAGGAGAAGGAATACCTGATGCTTCATCCATAATCAAGCATACGCCGTATGATGAGTGGATACCTGCAAACGCATCTGGGTTTTCCTCGCTCCATAACTGTGCCTGCGCGTAGTAATAACCAGTGTCAATCTTTAGGTCGTTTATTAGCGCATCTTCAAACCATTGTGCTGGTTTAATCGTGGTGGCTGTCTTGGTAAACCAATGAGAGTTAATAGATAGCGTTAGCCACTTACCTAACTCCGCCCATGTTCTTGATCTAAGCTGTTGCTCGGTGTTAGCGGTTACGATTATGGTAGAACCAAGTCTAGTAGATAACATCCATATTATGATCCATGCGACAAGTGCGGACTTACCAATACCACGACCTGATGCTACGGCTAGTCTAAACATCTCTGGTAAATCTAATACATTGTTTCGCTCAATGTGTATTGCCATTTCTCGTAAAATTTTTTCCTGCCACTTTCTTGGTCCTTTGAAATCTTCAAGGGGGGTGTCTTTCTGTCCCCATGGGAATACATACTTAACAAAGTTTACTGGGTTGTCTTTGATTGGTCCTGACCATAGTTCGGTCATGAGTTCTTTTTCTAGTTTTACGCCGTATTTCATATTAAAAAAAAATTAAAAAATTTTAGTTGAGTAGTTATACATATATCACCACCGCCACGCAACGAAAGGGGGGGTCAAATGCGATATCTTGAGAGAGTAATTGCATTAGTTAAAAAGGGAGTGTAAAAACTAAAACCCTATTATTCATTAACGCCCTCGCTATTGTTTCCATAAGTTTAGAAGTTACAAATGCCAGGCCTTTACTCTTTCCTCTATCCAAAGCGTCCGCAATTCCCGTACTTTTCTTTTCTCTATGTCTGTTAAATACATCCCAACCAACACCAAGGCTACGACAAATGTCCATGATTCCCAACCCTTGCGATGCTAGATGCTCAACCCTTGCGGCATCTATTACAACAGGTTTGCGTCCTCTCTTTTTAGGTGTTTTTGTTTCCATATTCCGTTTAATTGTACTCTATAAACCCTTTATTTATCGGATTTAAGCAATTAATTAAACATTTATGCAATAAAGTTGTTGCATTTAGTGTTTTAATTTAGTAAATTAGTATTACAAGGCAATCAAGCCTTGATACTTTGGAGAAGTAAATTATGAATAATACACAACAAGAACTTAGATGCGCTGACTTAGTGCAAGATAAATTTAATCAAACAGAACAGACATACCAAGAGGCAAATGATTTCTTTAATCAGTATGACAACGCAACAGAGGGCGAGCAAATAGCTTTAAAAGTTATTGATAAACACAAAGGTGATTATTTCCATGAATATGAAGATTTTTTTGACTATATAAATAACACCGCCTTATCTTGGGACTATGTAGAAGGCGAGGACGAAAAAAATCCAGGCTTTTACAGATTACAGCTATCATGGGGCGGACCTTCTGACGAGTTCAGAATATACACCATAGGCGATACATTAGATATTGATTGCATTGATTATCATTATATGGATTGGTTTGACGGAGCTTCTATTCCTGTCCTTGAAAATACAGCATCTTTCAATGTATGCCAAATGTTTTTAGATTGCGAGGTTGCATAATGCCAGAACTAACCAAAAAACATTTCATAACTGATTTAATAACCGCAATAGATGAAGATCTACAAGACGGCAACACGGATCATGTATATAAACTATTTAATATAATGCTAGGCTTTACACCTAATCAGGACATACTAGCTGACTATATAACAGGGGAACTTAACCAATGAATATAAAATCTAAATACAAAAGCATCATAGGACAACTTCGCAAGAAGTACGGCCTAAAAGATAACACGCCAATACACAAAGTAGAGCAAATAATGACACCAGAGGACTGGCAAGCGTTTAGCATGGCGCTTACCTTTCCTAATGGTAAACCATCACAAAGGGGGAAATAATGAAAAAACTAACATTTAAACTAAACCGCAATGAATTTGTAGATTGGATGTATGAAGATTTTGATACATGCAAATTAATGGAAGCTTGGGAAAACGGAGAAACGCCCGAAGAACACGCACTAAGTATTGCAGGATTATTTCCAATACGACATATCAAGAACTGGGAAGCAATAAAGCATTATTGGGATGATGTTCCTTATAAGGGAGAAATGGATAACGACTATAAAACCTTTAATTCATGGTCTGAGTATTATGAAGATGACGGATATGTTGAAGGTATACCCGAAGACCTAGAGGTTGAATGGATTTATGAGGATCAAGACCAATGAAACCATATAAAACAATAACTTTTGCTATGGCTGAATTTTCATACGCCAAGCATCTAAGAGATGAGCTAGGACATACTGGCGAGATCATATACCCAAATAAAGATACGTCTAAGCAACAGACATGCGGTACATGGCTTTTATTAACAATAACAGGGGAAAGGCTAGGCACAGTCTCCCCCAATGGCACAGTGAGGCTTACATGAAGCGAGAGGACATACCAAAACATTTACGACATCTAACCAAAGAACAATTAAAAGCATTGTTCTATTTATTTAGGAATCCAATATGAGCAATCACTACAACGAGCAACATAACGAGCAAGAACTAGAAAACATACAAAGCTATGTATTAGAGCAAGATAGAAAAGGCTTACTTGATAATGAAATAGATTACACGGCATTTGCTTACGGCTTGCACCCAGACGATGACCGAGACGAAATATTAGAATACATAGCGGAAAGTATTTTTTACGAGCAAACAATTGGAGATCTAGTCTAATGGGTAAAGGATCAGGAAGGCGCATAGAAGATATAAACAAGATACGCAATAACTGGGATAGTATCTTTAAAAAGCGCGACAAGAAACAAATAACCAAGGTAACAATAGAATTTGAAATGCCAGGACATCCCTCAATAGATGAAATAAGGAATTATGTTGAAAAATTACACAAAGAAGATAAACTAGTATTTTTAACCACAACTACCAATGCTTGAACTAATTATTAACATATTCGCAGGAGTAACAATAACATTCGCTGTTATGATATTTCTAACCGCGCTCGCGATAGTAATAATTGACCGCAAGCAATAAGTTTGAACGCGTGAGAGATATCTTCTCCAAAAGATAACCCCCCCTAAAAGCTCTCGCGCGTTCCTCCTCCCCCCACGCACGCCGAACGAATCACTCACGAACTAAGTCCGCTAAACCAACCAATAAAAAATGTTTCTTCCCTCCGCTCTGGGACTTCCTCAACCGCTTCGGCTCTCCCTCCAAAACAATCCAAATCAACCCTGCCTCGCTCAACTCCGCTAGCGCTCGCCCAACGCTCTTTCTATTTACAGCTGTCATCTTTGCATAATAACTAATAGCATCATGCGAGGACCAGGTTTCATACCTCCAACGCTCGCACAAAGACCAACCAACGAAGCGAGCTGTCATAGACAACGACTCATTGCCTGCAACTTCGCTACGATACCAATGCCAAACTATTGGCGCACGCGAGAGAAGTCTGATTCCTTCCGCGCAAGCGCGATGGGTATCAGCGCTGTTTTCTCCTCCGCCTCCGCATGCGCTGTAATCCACCAATAGGCTTTATCTATTTGTCCGAATCTTCTCATCTTTCTCTGCGCTCCTGCGTGCGCGCTTTGTTTTTCCTGAGAGTCAATCCCCCTAAAGGGGATTGCTCTCCTATACATATGTATATGTATGGATATATGGGCATCTTTTACTAGTGTTGGGCATCTGAGTGTATAGTTGTCCCTTAGCTTCCCTAGTATGTCCCTAAAGTTCCCAACGATTTTATTTAAATCAGTCGTCATTTTCTTTAATTTTTGGTAAATAGACCTCAATATATGCCTCACAATTTGGGCATGATAAATTGGTAACGATGTCAAATTCTTCGTTCTCATCTCCAATATCATGGTCGCCACCCCATATTAATTTCGTTCCACAATGCCAACAGTTCATAGTTTTCTCCTTTTAAAATTGATCATATAAATGCCATGGGATTTTGTAATTCTTCTAATGGTTCAAGTACACCATTCTTTCTAAATAATGTTTTGGTACTGTAATCAACATTACCAGAATTAGATTTAACTAAGGCGCTTTTACTACGCTCATTCTTTCATACGCCACTCGCTGTTCCTCGCATATACTTTCGCAATCCTCCGCGCTCGCCAACCACATAGCTATCGCCCACCGCACGCTGTCGGTAATACTTGACTGCGCCACGAATCTCGGCTCTATGGCTCATAGCATCATCGCTATCATTCGCTAATGCACCTTTATTAAGATGATGAATAGTAAGCGTAGAACAACCAAGTCTGGCGCTAATGTTTGCACAATAAGAACCCCATAAGTTGGCCTGCTTCATTACTGCTTGATACATTACCTGTTGTAAATGCTTGGAGAGGATCAAAACAAACCAACTTTAAATTTGGTATGGCTTGTAATTCTTCTACTAGCTCCTGCGCTATAGGTGTTATGCCTTCTTCTCTTAACAGTATCATTGGTTCTTTTTGTTCTGGGACAGGAAATACATAGACTTCATAGGAGGAGTTAAATCTCTTGCCGTTAGGGTCCAGCAAGTCTAATCGCCTATGTATTTCCATTAAATCATCTTCCGCACAAAATATTACTGTGTTGCCACGCTCTTTCACATCCTTCCCCCACCACCTGCCACCGCACGCCACCGCTAACGCCAACTGTATGACACTTAGCGACTTACCTACCCCACCAACTGCGGCTAGGATTCCAGGCTTACCAATAGGAATAAGACCGTCAACTAAAAACTTTTGTGGCTCTGGCTTACCAACAAGATTACGAATCGCATACTTTTGGATTCCTAACTTATGTTCTATAAGTTCAGCTCTAACTTTATCTAAACCATGTTTTAAATACAGGTCGTTATAATCTCCAACTTCACTAGGTAATCGCACCGCACTATTAACCACAGCACTCGCGCACTCTTGCGCCTTCTTCTCTCCCACTCCACTCTCATCATTATCAAGTGCAAGAATAAATCTAGCACCTGTCAGCTTGCGTAAATTAGAGGCTGCATCCAACAAGAAGTTGGCACTAAAAACGCAAGCTACAGGAATTTGGGTAGCTTCATAAACTGAAGCGGCAGTTGAGTAGCCTTCAACTAAAATTAATTTTTCTATATTGTTTAGATCTTGTAAGGTAGTACCGATTAAAAATACATTACCTTTAATTTCTGAGGCGGAAGCAAATCTTTTCTCCCCTTTTTTGTCTATGTACTGTAGAGAGCGAATCTGTCCTGTGGTATTATATACAGGAACAATTAATCTACCGTTTAATTGCTTCAACCCATAACTTTTAACTTTTTTATTCGTGAGATATTCATGGTCAATGGCTTCGTGGCAAATCTTAAACTTTTCTTGCATTTCAACTGCAACTTCATCTTGTCTTTGCTTCCTTTCGGCACGCGACTTAGCACTAGCCTCTTCCATTTGTTTTTGTAGTTCTTGTCTATCTACAATACTAAGTTGGTTAGTATCTATGCTTGACCACTTGCCTTCAAACCAGTTTTCCAATTACCATAAGTGCAGAACATGTGTCCGCCAACCTGGTTGACAGCATAATACCCAGACTTCTGACCGCCTGTATCTGGTTTACCGCCTATTGCTTTTACTGGTACTCGTATTATCTCGCCAGTAATTTCTAAGAAGTCTACAAGCAACCCCTGTGCTTGCATCTCGTTTATTAAATCATGTGTACTCTTACCTGTGCTAAAACCAAGGTCGTTATAGAGTATGTCCTTTTTCAGGTACTTTGTTAAATCCATTTGCAGCTCTCTCGTCATCTAACTGCGCTTGCACATTCGCCCAGTTTAGATATTCCCTAACAATAGTTGTAAAGATCCTTTTCCTGTTATCTCTATCCCATTTGTGCAATGGTTTTTGATCTTCCTTTCCTGCTAGTTCTAAATAAATATCTTTGGTTTGTGCTATGGAATATTCTATTCCTGTATCATTCAGTTGTGCTTTGTTGGGTAGTCTTTCTCCCTCCCCAATCTTTTTTAAATGAGCCATACAGCACGCTCCAAGCCAGTGTTCTCCATCCTTTCTTAAAAAAGGCCCAGCTGGTGCTTTACAATAAGCACACAGCGTGGGCCTGTTCTTACCATCAAAATTAAAATGGTGCGTCATCCTCGCTCGCCACTGTAGTACCCATTGCATCTAAGTCTGCTTCACTAGGACCAGCTTTTATATTGTCGTTCTCCACAGGTTTCGGCTTTTGATTAGTAGCCTGCCAAGTCTTACCCCAATCTTCATTAATCTTTAAATAACCATTGTCATCTTTGACTAACTCAGCTGATACACTTTTACCCATGAAGGCAGTAGATGTATCTTTTGGTGGTTCTTTTAAACCCATCGCTTGCGCCATGAGTAGCATTGACTTAACACCGCTATCTACATACTTAGGATTATCGTGGCCAACAGTAAAGGTATGATTCAATCTGATGCTACTACCATCAACCTCAAAATACATCTTGCACCCACGCCATCCGTTTCTACCTTCTACCAACGCTTCTTCTTCGCCTTGCCAATGCAGAACATGTCTACCTGGCTCAATTGCCGACTTGCCTTCGTTAGAGGCATCTACATTAAAATTTGTTAAATCCATTTTTTACTCCTTTTTAAATCCAACATTTATATTCTGAACACTCATCCTCTTTTGATCCACAGTGACGACAATATCCGTCCTCATCGTATTGTGGCTCATCATCGCAAAAGTGTTCGTTAAGTTCTTTAGTATCAATCATTTCAACATCTGCTCTCTGAATAGGCTTTCCAATCAAAAGGCATCTCGTTATCCAGACCAAATCTATTCTTAGCTTGGAAGCCAGGTGTCTCTTGAGTGAAGATAGTTCTGTCTCCTTGCTTTAGTTTAGTAGTCATACCACCGCCTTTGCCTTTTACTTGGATAGTACCTATCTTGTAATTAGCAAAAAAAACAGCGTCACTATGCTCTATGACCAAGTCAGCTGCTTTTCTATGCAACTTAATTTGGTGTCTATCATGTGGTTCGCTTGATGGATCTTCATACCTTCTTACTTCATTATGTGCAATCTGTAAGATAGTAAAACCCTTATCTCTTAATTGATTTAATAAAGCTAAGTACTCTTTCCATATCTCTAAGCAAGCGCATAACCTTTTCCGTAAGCTGGTGAAGATATATCTGGCCAACCATTCTTTTCACAAACATAGTCGTGCATTAAGGTTTCTAACCAATCCAAGCTATCAATACACGACAGTTTTGTATTCAGACTATTGTCATTTATTAATGACTTTAAACGATTCCTAACAAATTCAGTATAAGTTTTAGCCACAGGAAAGTGAGGACACTCAATCTTACCCAATACCATCTTCTGCTTGTACTATGATTGGTTTATTCATAGTTGCGCCAAAAGTGTTTTACCAATACCACCAGGTCCATAGAATAACTATGATTGGTGGTTTTAGTTTTGCCTTTTCTAATATTAGCTAACGACATTATTGCACCTCAATCTTTGGTTTATCTTCTGCTGGCTCTAATATGTTTTTCATATCAGCTTCATAAGATGTCAAGCTATTCTATTCAACTTTCTATGCTTTTGTTGGCATTACAATAAATCATCTCTATTTGTTTTTCTTCTTGCCATAATAAATAAAGTTCTTTTGCATTGTCTGGCATTTCATTTATCTTATGTTCTTTGCCATCATCTGCAAACTTAATCGTTGGTTCTTCAACGCTTTCAGTTTTATTTTCTTCTACCATTTTAGTCTCCCATTTGGTTTTGTTTATAGGTATCACACGCATCTTTAGCATTACACCAACGGCATCCGTCTTTGCTATAGTTGTATGTGGGTATTTCCTCAAAGCAAGCTTCAGCAGCTGGCTTTAAAGTTTCATAGGCCCATTCAACTAAGTTAATAGCTGATATGGAATATGATCTAATAGGACCATCTTTGTGCCAACCTCTTGGTTGTACTATGGTCATTTGAACTGTGCAGTCATCTCCGTATCTTGATAATGCACCAAGTGCATAGATACGCATTTGTGGGTTGTCTGCTTCTACCGCCCACTTACCAGATTTAAGATCTATTATCTCTATCATGTCTTTACCAATAAGAATGGCATCTGCTGTTCCCCATAGGTCTGCATGTATTTCTGGCATGTTAACTCTTTCTTCAATCAATGGTCTTGCTACATCCAAGTCCATCATTCTTTGGTCTATGTAATCTACATAAGTGTTAGCACAATCAATCATCTCTTGGTCTACTGTGATATCAAAGTCCTCTACATGATGTGTTGTGTCTAAGTAGTATTCTTCTAAGGTAAGGTTGTTTAATCTACCTTTCAGCAATGTCTCAACCATTTCGTGAATTAATGTACCTGTCGCTGCTGGTATGCCTACTTTATATTCAACCTGCATACTCGCCAAGAGTTGTGGCATGCCAGGACAAGCCATCCAAATCTTTGCTGCTGAAGGTGAGAGTTTAGCGTGCGCCATGGACAGAAATATAAGAGTCGTTTTCCATTCTTTTCACATCATCAAGATCGTATTTAATCTTACCGCCAATCTTAAAATAGCTTGGGCCTTGTCCTCTGTACCTTCTATTATCGATTGTTTTCTTGCTGACTCCCCATCTCTCTGCTAGTTCGTCAACTTCTATGGTATTTGATATGTCAAAATTCTTTTCTAATATTTCCATAAATTTCCCTTTTATTAATATTTTTGTTTATAATAAACCAATATTACTAATTATCAAGTAATATTTAATAAAATTTGGGAGAAATTAATGATGAATAAAACAGTATACGCACATACTAACATAGGAAACGAAAAGGATTGGGATCAAGAGATAGATCAGCTTGCAACCAATAACCAAGTAGCTGGAACGCACTATAAGCAGTCCAAGATACAGCCTATTGATTATATATACGCTAACAACCTGTCTTATAACCTAGGTAGTTGTTTAAAATACATAACCAGAAGTAAAGGAGAGAAACAGGATAGGGTGACTGACTTGTTAAAAGCCAAACACTTTATAGATCTTGAATTACAGATGGTTTACGGAACAGATGCTAAAGGTAATAATATAGGAGATTATTCAGTAGAAGTTTCTCTATAACCATGAGGTAGCTATGAATTTATATGAGTTTGATGATCGTATCTTAAACGAAAGGAACGGAAGAAAGCCTATATATGTAAACAAACATCTTGCTAAAAAGTTTAAGGATTTTTGTGAGAGCGAACAGAAAGAACCACACAAGGTGGTTGAGTATCTAATATCTTTGGGTATGAACTCTGTAAAGCATTACGAAGAACCTAAAGTGTCTGTTGACATCGAAGCTCTTTAAATAGGTCTTTTGTATTCTTCAGCGTGTCCCACGCTTGAACATCCTCGTCTTTAAAACTTATCTGCTTTAGACCATTTGGAAACATAAACTTAACTGTTTGATGTTTTAAAGCAACCAAAGCATAAACATCTATAGCATTTTCTGAATAGAATCTTTCTTTGGTATAAGCACCACGCCTAAAGTCATATATCCATGACACTCTACAGTTTTGTATTTTAGATTGTGTTTTAACCTGGCACTTGTATAGAGTATGGTCAACATCAAAGATGATGTCTGCCTCCGCGCTGTGTGGAACTATCGTCACAGTATCTGCGTGTAAAGAAAGTAGCGAGGCTACTAAGTATTCTCCAGATCGGCCAACTCTTTCAGATTGGCGTGGCATGGGGTTATTCTAGTGGTGGTTGTGGTTGAGAAAGAGACTCTAAATATTCTTGTCTTTGTAATCTTTCAGTTGTTGGAGAAACACTATTTATAATATTTAAAGTATATTGAATTGCTTGTTTAGATTGCGGATTTGTTCTGCCTAATTCAACTAAAGAAGCTACCGCATTGTCATTTGCCATAATTCTTCCTAAAACATCCATAGCTCCACCAGCTTTTAACTCACCATATTTAGTAGCCAATCTTACTAGTGGATTAAATGTTTTCATCATAGCAAAATCTTTAGCAAGAGTTCTTGCGGCAATACCTTGAACATCAAAACCTGGTTTATTAATATTAGAAATTCTACCAGTTCTTTCTAAAATTCTTATCATGTTGTCAAACCCAACTTTGAAATCTTTTTTATTAACACCATGAGCATCTGCTACATTATCTATAACAGCCATAAAGTTTTTTCTTTGTGAACCTTTACCAGCAATAGCTTCAACCAATTTAAAACCCTGCGTTAAATCTTCTCCCTGTTTTACTATTGGAAAAGCATTGTTGATAGCGTTTCTAAAATACAAATTTGCAATTTGTTTTGTTGCCTCTGGATTTACAGCATTTAATGTTTTTAAGGTGTTGTTTATATCTTTAACATTTGCTTTTTTTGGATTGAATATAAATCCTTCTATTGTATTCAAATCAATACCCTCTTTTGCCAATGTTCCAGTATTGTCTTTAATAACATTAACTAAATTATTGGTTAATTCTTCATATACTTGATTTGCTTTTCTATAGTTTGTGTTTGTATTTAATTGACCCTTTAAAACATCTAAAGCTCCTGCACCATCAGAGTTAAATAATTTTGCGCCTAAATCTTTTTGTACAAATCTTCTTGGGTCTGCTACATTTTTTCTTGAATCTTGTACTGCATCTCTGTAAGTTTTAAATGTAGAATCTAATTTATTTATATTGGTAACAGGCACTACATATTTTACACCAGCATCTGTTCCTTCTTTTAAAATTAATTCTTTTCTAATTTGTTTTAATTTTCTTTGATTCAAACTATTAGGAGCTGAGTCTGCAATTAAATTATCAATGTTTTGTATAATTTTTAAAACCTGCCCTGGTGCAATCGTTTCAACATTTGAAAGTTTATAACCTTTATTAAAAGATTCTTGTGATCTTTTTCTCTCTGCACTAGTAATTGCTGATTTTGCTGTTTTTTGTATTGACTCTAGAACCTTTCTTTGACTTTCAGGCATATCTGCAATTTTTGCAGCCTTACTTGTTGCTAAATTTAAAGCATCAACAGGTCTACCTTTTACAGATTCATATATGTATGGTCCACCTTTCTCACTTTTTAACACATCTTGTGTTAATTGATTAACCAATTTATTATCAACGGTTTCGCCAGGTAATAATTTTATACCCTCAGTTTTTGCTAAATTTTCTAATTTTATTGCTTCGTCTAATTCTGTTTTGCTTATGCCTTTTAAAGATTTTTCTGTTAGTTGAGCTGCGGTAGAAGGACCGAACAATTTACCAGTAGCAATTGCAAATGGTAAGGTTACACCAGTTGCCGTAAGAGGACTGCCTGATGCGCTTTCTACAGTTTCATAAACACCTCCTGAAGCTGCACCCAAGCCAACACCAAACCTTCTTGCTTTTTCTGTTTTACCTAGCAAACCAGGAGCAGCAAACTCTGGTACAGTTTTTAAATATCCACCTAATGTAGTTTGTGGTTCATACTCACCAACTTCTTTTAGGCTTGGTACAAATTCTTCTACTTTTTCTCTAACTTCAGCCGATGTAGGAAAAATTTTTACTGGTTCTGTTTTTTTACCAGTAACTAATTCTTTTATTGGGGTTGTTAAAAATTTACCAACTTTACCAGGTATTGCTTTTCCTAATTGTTCTATGTCACCAGCCGCACCAGGTATATATGACAAACCCATATATCCTCCACCTGCTGCTGATCTTAGGTAGTCCTCTGCTCGTTCTTTTCTACTTAAAGGTGTTGGTTGTTGCGCAGCAATATATTCCTTCGCTTTTGCAGTAGCCTCAGTTTGTTTACCCTCATCACCCTCAATCTCTAAAATTGATCCGTCAGGCAACTCAAATTCATATATTACTTGTGCCATTTTATAATTTTATTCTAACTCTTGGTATGCCGTCTGTTGTTTGTGTTGTTTGTGTTGTTGGTATTGGTTGTTGAATAAATGGATTATTTATTTGACCAAAACCAACTGTATACAAATCATTTATTCCAGTAATTATTGCATTTGCTTCTCTGTCTTGTGGGTTTCTACCTAACGTAAGATTTTTTAATTCTCTAGTATAGTCTAATTCTGATTTAATCTCAGAGCCAACTCCTGTTATGAATTCATATAATGCTGAAGCTTTTTGATTTGCTGTTCTGCCAGCTGATATAATTTTTTGGAAATTTCTAAAGTCTTGGTCTGATAATCCTCTGCCCTCTTGTCCTCTAACTTTAGCTATTTGATAGGCAAAATCTAACAATTGTGATTCTGTGATTGCAGTTTGTGAAGCTAATTCAGTAATTGCATTTCTTATTTTTGGATCTGTATTATTAACAAATTTTGTTTTTTCTTCTTGATTAATTAAAACACCAGCAGCTTGAAATTCTTGTCCTATTTGGTCAAACACCTGTGCAATGTCACCAGTTGCTAAAACTGATTCTGGGTTTTCATATAAATTATTAATTATTCTTTGACCTGTATTCACCAAAGTATTATAAGAAATAGCTCTTTTTTCTAAACCATTTTGGTCATTCCAACCTTTTATTTCACCAATGTCTTTAGCCTTACCAGCCGAAGTAAGTTGTGGTGTTTTATTTAAGAAATATCCTTGTGCGACTAAAGATTTTAGTTCTTCTTCTGTTGGGTTAATTAAATCTGGGGCTCTGTTTCCATCTCTATCTGTTACTGCCCATGTTTCTATATCATCATCAACTTTTCCATTTGCAAAAGGGTCTGCTAATGGACCAACAATAAACTTAGTTCTATCTATATTTTCTGCTTCTGATTTTAATATTGTTCTAACAGGTTTTCCTGTAATCTTGTCATATAAAGTAAACCTTTCTACTGAACCAGTTTTAGGAGTTTCTAAGGTTCGCATTATGGCATTAGCTTTGCTTTCTATAGGTAAAAGTTTAAATAAATCTTTTTGTGATTGCGGTAAATTAGATTGTTCAAGAGCAGTATTTAATTGCTTATTTAATTCTTCTTGTTTCTTTTTTTGCTCTGCTTCTTTTTGCTGTGCTTGTAACATAGCCTGTCTTTGCATAGTACCAGCTATAGGATCTCTTCTTCCAAACACATCTGACAAGGCACTAAGACCTAAACCAAGTCTTTGCTGTCTTTGCATCTGCTGCTCTGGTGTTAATGGTGTTTGTGGTTTTCCAAATATCATATTAATTTCCTAAAATCCATAAGTTCCACCACCAATGCTTCCAGCAGAACTACTACCAAACATACCAAATGGATTTAAACCACCTAACGCCAATGAACCAAATAGTCCAGCTGCGCCACCTAGCACATCTCCAAGACCTGTGCTTTGTTTACCAGTTTGTGTTGTAGTTACTAATGGTGTACCCATACCAGCTTGTAATAAGCCAATTTGTTGAGGTCCATAACCAAGCGCTCTTTGGAACTCGCCTCTTTGTGCATCGATTGCTCTTTGCTGTAGCGCCTGCTGCTGCGCACCTGCGCCTCCTAGCAATCCTAATTGTTGTATTTGCTGTCCTTGTAAGCCACCTAGCAAGCCTGCTCTTTGTTGTCTTGCCTGCATCTCTAGTGATGGTTGTGCTAAAGCTGCTCTGCCAGCAATGTCTAAGCCACCCATCTGTCTTTGTTGCTGTAACTGTGCTTGTTGCATACGTCTTTGTTGTCCAAGCTCTGCGCCAAAGATACCTGCTTGTTGACCAAGCTGTGCCTGTTGTACGGCTCTTTGCGCCGCAATATCTTGACCTGCAAGACCTGCTTGCTGACCAAGTTGTGCTTGTTGTATAGCTCTTTGTTGTTGTTGTTCCGTACCCATTAATCCAGCTTGTTGTTGTAATTGTGCTTGCTGTAATGCTCTTTGTTGTTCTTGACCAGCACCAAATACGCCTAACTGTTGTTGTCTTGCTAGGTCACGTTCCGCTGCTGCTTGTGCTTGTTCAAAACCAGATTGTCTTAAACCAGCGGCTGTTCTAGCCATTTGCTCTGCGTAAGGTCTTTGTGATTCAGACTCTAGCAATGCAGATCTTGAACCGCCGAAAGCACCTGCTCTAATTGCTCTATCCTGCGCACCGCCACGCGCTATGTCAGCTTGTCGCTGTATATCTCCCATTGCAAGGTCTATAACCTGTTGCTGATATGGTGATTGATAAGCGCCTATATCTTGGCTTAAAAGACCTCTAAATTGTGGAGTAGATACCTGTCCAATTTGTGCTGCTGTTGGACCTGATACAGGACCTATCTGTGCGCCACCAAAAGTAGGTGTTGCTTGTATTTGTGCTGCGCCTGGAGCTTGTGTTGCTTCTATGGTTGGTGCTTCAAAACCAGTGACAGGTTGTATGGTAGGCTTAAATTGATCTTGTGCCATACCTTGTAAAGCTTTGGTTGGGTCATAACCCATACCAGATTCAAACATACCTCTAGTAGCTTGAAACTGTCGTAGTTGATCTGGTGAGAAACCAGCAACCATTGGTCCTGTATAGGGTAAGAATGGTTGTTGTGATACACCTTTAGCTGCACCAAAAAGCTCTTTAAATTGTGCTTCTTGGAAAGCTGGTAAACTTGCTTCTGATACTGTTGTGGTTTTTCCTTTACTCATAAATCTTTTCTAATTAAATGTTCTGTTACAAATCCAAGATGTTTAAGCTTTCTTGTCCATCCTTTTCTGCCACCACCGTAAAGCCTTTTTATGCCACATTTCTTTGCGTACTCTTCTATGTGTGGCAACATCGCCTCTAATTCTTTATAGTCACCACCACAAAAGAGTAAGTTCATTGCGGTGTGCTGTGGATATACTACAAACTCTGTTACAAATGCTGCATTTTGCTAGCCCAAAGTAGGAATATTCCTTCTCTTATTTTATCTTCTATGTCATCAATTGTATAGGCATCTTGATGTTTAACCGCTTTTGCTATAAGAGGTTTGGTTCTTATCCATTCCTCTTGCCAGCTTTCATTAATCGCCTTTTGCATACTCTACTAGGCTTGCATACATGTTAAATTTGCATGGATTAGCTTGTATTTTTACATACTCGCCAGCTTGATTAATAACTAAGTCTCTGGTTAATAATTCATCAGTTGCATGTGCAGTTATGTTATGTTCTTTAAATATGTGGAAGTAGTATCTGCATCCAGAGGTAATAGAAAGGTCTACGTTGGTTTGTTGGTTGTCATGGTCACATACCAAAATAGATTCTATTATTGCAAAATCAAACTCATCACCATGGTGCTGTATATATAGTTGTTAAGTTAGTAGTTTTAAGTCTACTTTTGCATTAGTAACTCTTTGTATATATTGGCTTTTGCTTTCTGGAGATATCATCTTCTACCTCTTTGTTTACCATCTACTCTTATAACTCCAACTTGGAAGTCTTCTGTTAAAGATCCTGTTACTTTCATTTGTACTTGTCTTGCGCTAAACCTTGCATCTGTATATCCATCTGTTTCAAAGGTAAAGTTACCAAAATCTGTTTCTGCACCTAAGCGGTGTAAACTTACCTGTAAATCCTACTGTTATGCCTGGTAATGTTGCAGCTTCTTCATCTGGAATAATCTGATTACACTTGTACATACTCTATCGCCATTGCCTATCTCTATAGGTGCGCTTGTACAAAATGGCACTTGATTGCCTATGCCTGGTGAGTCAAATAATGGTTTTGTCATGCTCGTATACATTACCGCTTGAATCACATGCTAATGGGTAATCAAATACACCTTGGTCAATCCAACATGTTCTATCCATTGATCCTATAGACCATACGTTATCTAAGTAATTCCAAATAACATATTTGTTTGGTGTTGATTGGTAGTCATCCCCTACTGGGAAAAACCACCATATCTCATTAAAGTCTACGATTGTGTGTACCAAAAGTATTTTCTTGGTGTACTAGACTTTATGTTATCAAAAATAAAATCATGCACATCGATTTAAGTTCTTTTAACAGTACCATCGAATGTAAAGAATGAGTTTTCACCAATCCAAGATAAGAAGTCACCAGAAGCATACTATGCCTCTTGGACTGATAGCTTTACAGTTTACTCCAGCGTCTTGTATACCATATACAAAAGGTGAGCCTACATAATACATTCTATTAATACCAATATCTGTAAATATAATAACGCGTTTTGCCATTTAACTGCATAAAGCTCTACCACCTGTTGGTATTTGTAAATCACCTGCTGTATTTCTAGCTGTAGATGTCCAGTTAGTATTATCTTCTCTATCTGACTCCAGATACTCTTTCTTAGGATCTGCTGTATGAACCAATAGCTACCAAGTGTCTTTCATTACTTACTATAATAGCCTGACAGCCTATTGGAGAGTTACTTATTTGTGTAGCTATAGTATCTGGTGATCCTGAACCTGCATCTGGTCGCCATTGATATATTTTACCGTCACTAGAACAACAAAATACTAAATGCTCTCCCCAGTTATCAAATGAGAAATGATCTACTTTAAGTGCTAGTGTAGATGATGATCTTGCATCTCCATAATCTTCTTCACCGTCATAATCGTATGTACCATAGCCATTTGATGTATTTACAGATATCACCAACAAAACCCGATGGTGTGATATCTATCCAAGCATCATTCATAAAATACATAGACCTTTGCTTCTAGTGCCAACTGCTAAAACCTTTTCTCCGTCATTAGTTCTATATGAATACATGGCTATAGGAGTGCCTGCTAAAGTAGTATTTTCAAAGTTTGTCCAACCACCAATAGGTTTTAAGATAACCATTTTCGAAACGTACTAAATCACCATCTACCCAACGTCCTTTGTTAGCGTAGTCAGTACCGTTCTTGATTATGCTTCGTTAGCTGCTTTTTTAGCGTTCTTGACTGTTGTTGTCCATACTGCTGTAGCTATACCTTGAACCTCTGTAGACTCTCCAGATACGTCTGTATCTGTATGAGTCCAACTATCGTCATCATTCTTTACAGAGCTTACACATTCTAATGCGTGTCTATGAAAAGACCTTGAAAGCTCTACGCCATCTTCTTTGATGACTGTAGCTGTTCTTACTTGTATAGTTTTGTAGTCTCCTACAATTTCTATTTTATCTTCTATTATTTCTTTTGTTATTGCCATTTTTTTCTCCTATGTCCGTACCTAGAATCCACTAGGTATATTAGTTAAACAATTAAACAACCTCTCAGGCACCATTGGTAGCATCTCCTGAATTATCTGTTGCGTATACTATTCCTGTACCAAAAGACACGCCTGAATGACCTGACTGTGTGCTATGTATTTTTAAGTTATTACTACTAACAACACCAATACTTCCAACTGCTGTTGTATTATCTTTACGAAATAGCAGAATGTCTCCGTCAGATGTTTGACGATTTAAAATAGCAGCTTCTTGCCCATTTGCTGTTGTAAAGAAACGACCACCTGCTTCAAAAGTTGTACCTGTATTTGTAATACTAGAAGAACTCTTACCCACCAACAAGTTGCCTGATGCATCAATACGCATTCTTTCTGATACTGTTGGAGTCCCTGTTGTTTGGTTTGAATTTGAAAAAATTACTTGACCTTCAACAAACTGCATTGCAACACCACGAGAATCTCCTCTGTGTTGGAAATTTCCACTTGCGTCATAATAAAGATTATCTAATAGTGCTGTTTGACCTGTAGATGAAACAGTATCGTTTCCTAAGAATGTTGCCCTTCCACCGACTTGTAAAATATCATGTCCTGAAAATCTTGCTGTTTCAGGAACTTGTCCTATGCCAACGGCACCTGAAGAATCAATACGCATTTTTTCTGTTGAATTAGTAGAGAATGCCATAGGCTTACTACCAGTACCATACAATCCATGTGTACTATTAGCATCTAGTAAAGATATAGTTCCAGCAGTTGTACTATCACTTCTATCAACTCTTACTGATGCTGTACCACCTGAATTAACAAGATGTAAAACTTTACCACCAACTGCACCACCACTAGGACTACTAGTTCCAATACCAACGTTGCCTAGAAGAATCAATACGCATTCTTTCTGTTGAAGTAGTACTATCAGCTCCCCATAATTGTAAAGAATCATCAGAATTATCGTATGTGACTCTTCCTCTTGCACCATAACCAGTATCGCCAAGCAGAATCCTAGCTGAACCTGCTGTACCTGATATAATTCTAATACCAGCACTATCAGATGATGAAGATGAGTTATCTAGGTGTAATAATTGGTTAGGATTATCAGTTCCAATTCCAACATAACCTGTTCCATCTTGGAAAGTAACAGATGCAGTTGTATCAAGAGAATCTAAGAATATTAAATCACCATCAGTATTAACACCTAGCTTCCAAGTTTCAGTACCAACACCTTGCTCAACTATAGATATACCTCTGTTATTTGAATCACATCTTACTTCTAGTGGTGATGATGGACTAGTCGTTCCAATTCCAAGCGATTCAGCACTTGCATCCCAGAATAAAGCTTGACTAGTTCCTGCTGTGTTGTAGAAGGAGATGTCTCCTGTTGCGTGGTCAATTCCAAATCTTGATGTAGATGATGAAGCATTATCAGGAATTGTTTTTATAAAAAAGTCACCAGCTTGATTTTGAAATTGAGTGTTTAAATTAGTAGTATCTGTTTCAAATAATCGTAATCTTGCATTTGCTGATGAAATAGAAGCATCACCATCAACAGTCAAACCATCAAAGGTTGGAGTTCCTGCAACGTTTAAACCTGTAAGCGTACCAACACTTGTAATATTAGGTTGAGCTGCTGTTAAAATTGTTCCAGTAACATTACCTGTTAAGTTACCTGTAATAGATGTGCTTGCTGATAAAGTCGTAAATGATCCAGCTGCTGCTGTAGTACCACCAATGACAGAGCTATCTATAACTGCTCCGTCTAAGTTCATAGCTACTGAAGTACCAGTAGAGCTAAATAAACCGTCTACTGTATCAAGATCATTGTTTATCTTTGTACCCCAGGTATCTGTGGATGCTCCTACTTCTGGTTTGGTTAAGTTTAAATTCGTTGTAAATGTATCTGCCATAAAAAAATTCCTTTAAGCTGCGTCTTGTTCGCCTAATTCATTCCAAGTAGTAGATGGATTAGATTGATCGGTCCATGTTGTACTTGTTTGTAAATCTGTCCATGATGTATCTGGATTCGCTTGGTTTGTCCAGGTATCGGCTATTATATCTTGTTCTGTCCATGTTTCATCAGGAACAATTATATCTTCCCATTTTAGACTACCAATAGCATTAAATCCACTTAATTGTGTAATTGTAGATGATGCTCTATCTATCTGATGTCCTACTGCATCAAATCCACTTACAGCTTCTAATGTGGCAACAGCGCTTATAGTAAACCTACCAGTAGCAGTCATGTCTGATACTGCTGGTCCAAAGACTACACCACGGTCTATTTGGTGACCTGTAGCTGTCATACTGCTTGATGCAGTTATGGTTGATGCACCTGGTACTATCTTTGTTGGTACTGCGGTTACACTAGATGTAGAAGCTATAGTTGCAGATCCTAAATCTATTTGTGTACCAACAGCTGTAAATCCAGATGTTGCTGATATAGTTGCAACACCCCTATCTATTTGTCTGCCAGTAGCAGTAGCACTAGATACTGCATTAATAATCGCTTGTCCGCGATCTATTTGTCTACCTATTGCTGTTGCAGAAGATACTCCTGCTATGGTTGATGCACCAAGGTTTATCTTATGACCAACTGAAGTAAATCCTGATGTTGCAGCAGATGTTGCTGCTCCTAAATTAATTTTATGACCTACCGCATTAAGGTCAGAGGTTTGTGCAGATGTTGCACTAGCTAGTTTTTGTACTGATGATTCAGCTGTAAAACCTGATGATGCTTGTATTGTTGCAGCACCAAAATGATAAACGGGAGTTCCATAGTTGGACTTCCCGTATGTATATAGACCATAGCCTACTGAGGCCATGGTATTAAGCTAATGTTATATCTAAATCGCCAGCGTCAAATCTAAATACATCTCCTGTGCTTACAGTTTTAGATGTTGTTAAGTTTGCATATGCTAATAAATTACCACTTGAAGAAGCATCTAAAATACCAACTGCAACTACAGTTCCATAATCAGCTGTAGCTGTTGGATATTCTATTGCAGCTGAATTAGTTGCTGTTGTAGGGTTTGTACCAGAAACAGTAAAAGCTCCTGAGGTTTGTCTTGCATATGATCCACCAGTTACTTCAGTACCACCACCAGTATCAGTAGGTGCTACAGTATATAAAGCAACATATGTGTTGTTGGTGCTGTATAAGCACTTACCACCAAATACATGGTCTAATACTTTATCTTCTAAATAATCACTAAATCCAGCCATATTGTCTCCTAATTATTATTCCAATAATAAATGTTTTTACCAGACTTTGCCATAAGTTCTTCTTCTTTGCATTAAAGATCCTTTGCCAAATTCTGCTTTCTCTTGTTCTATTCTCATTTCTTCTAATGCTTTTTCAAACTGTGCTGTAAATAACGGCACTCTTTCATCTTCCATTAAATAGATAGAAGCGTGTTTTAAAGCACCATATAAGTAAGCATCTGGATATCCTGTGGATAACAAAGTTCGTTGTATTAGAATCTGCTTAACGCATCTATAGTGCCATAGTATGTTAATTGTAGCGTATAACTTGCATCAGGGGTAGGTGCTAATTCTAATGAATTATCTACAATGCATAATAAATTGGTTGACCAGTAACATTATTATTTGCTTTTCTATATACATCTAGTGATTCTATAGATTGTTGAAATAATGGTCTAAAGTCATTTGATGTTATTTCTATGTTAATAGCTTCTAACCAATCAGTTGGTAAGCTCATGTATTGTCCATCTGCTGTAGCAGTTGCACTTTTAATCATGTCTTTAACCCTTAATCTTCTATTAAATTCTGATTCTGTTGCTATCAATAAAAAAGTCTAATGGTCTGTTAAATCTGACCTGTTTAAGAAATTTGCAATATTAGTTTTTAATTCTGCGTATGTCATACTTTACCTTGCCATGTTCTAAATGGTTTGTTGTCTGAATTGTTTAGCCATTTCTTCCATTGCTCAGAATCTTGCGCCCATCCTTCTCGGACTGCTCTTTGATATACTACCATTGGTACTTCTGCTACATGGCGTAAATCTTTACCTGGTGTATATTCAGATAATTTTTTACATGTTCTAAACGGGCTTGTATGTCCTGTTTTGTGTGATAAACAACTTTATCATCTTCTGTTGCGAATACAACTCGTAAAACCTTTCTTATGATCTATAACATGTTCTTTTGCCATGTGTAGATTTTAGCACAAAAAAAAGGGATGCCGAAACATCCCTTTAAGCTTATTAACTAAACTTATGATTCGTTTAAGTCAGCAACGATTCCATGAGCAGCTTCGTTAGATACTTCTAATCCATACTCAACAACAATCATTTTAGTGACTGCATCACCTATTGTAGCAATATCAACAGTTTTAAAGTCTCTTAAGTAAGATACTTTAGCAAACTCTGGATCTACCAATAATAATGATCTTTCTCTTGATCTGTTTGATGGAACGATTTTTAGTTCACCAAAGTCAGAAGAGTAAATAGATACTGAAGCTTCTACAGTATTTGCATCAATCATTTGTCTAGCTTGAGATCTACCTGTGAAACCAGAGATAACTTGTTTGTTATGTGGGCCACAAATTGCCATTGAAGGCTCTCCACCATTACCAAACATAGTTTGTAAAACACCTTTTAAAAGGTCTTCTGTTAAAGTCTCTTTGAGTTCCGTCAACTGGAGCAGCTCCGCCACCAGTACCTGATCCACCAGCCTCTGGAACGTTAGATGTTAGCCAAGATTCAAAACCACCAGTTACCCTAGCAGTTGTAGCGTCACCAGTTGTTTTAGCACCTTTTGACATAAGAGCTTCTTCCATATCTCTTTTCAGATGCTTTAGACATAATAGCTAGTTGATGAGCCATTTCTGATCTCTTACCAGCTGGGTCTGAAGCTCTTGTGAGCCAGTTACAGTTGCATCTCTTTTTGAGATCATTGCAACGTTACTTACTCTAGTTGTCGCAACAGAAGCTAGATCTTGATAAGTTCAAAACCTTCTAACCTGTCCAGCAGCACTGGAGTAGGTAAGAGCTTCTGTTTGCCAATCAAACACTACGTTTTTAATATTTCTTTTTCCGATTGATGACATAAACGGAGTTTGCATTGGAGAGATGTTGTAAATGATATTACTTAAATCTTCTCTGTCAGCTGTCGCCGAATATGTGTCAAATGCGTTAGTTACTTTAGCCATTTTATATTCCTTATAAAATTTTAAATTAATTGTTCAAAAACTTTAGCTGCATCTTGGACTTTTCCAGATTTAGCTAACCTTTGTTTTGCTTTTTTCACAGGTGCTGCCGATTTAGGTCGGTTAGTAGTTCCAGGTCTAGCCACTCTTGCTGGTGCTTTTTGTGTTGGTTTTTTCTTTGTGGCTTCAACTGTTTTAGAGTTTAACCAAGCATTTCTTAAACCAAGCAAAGCACGATAATCATAAACCTGTTGTCCATTTCTTGAGGTGTGTAACCTAAAGACATTACAGCATATTCACTAATAGCAGCTTTTTCTTTTTGAGCAACCTCTTGGTTTTGCCATTCAGGGATTATTTCAAGAAGCTTTTGATTACCGTATTCAACAAATTGTTGAATTTGTGTTTGCTGTTTAACCAAGGCTTCTTGTTGAAGTCTTTGTTGTTCAGCACTTACAGCACTAAGCTTTTCTTTCTTTTCATCCCAAAGCTGTTTTTCGCGAACATACCCAACAGGATCATCTTCGTACAAAGTGTTCCAATCTGGTTCGTTAGCCAATTCGCCCTTTAATTGGGCTTCCATCTTCGGTAACAACTGCGAATAAATCGCATCTCTTTGCGCTAACTCTTGCTTGCTGCTGCTCAATAGTTTTACTTTGTTGAGAGAGTTCTTGTGTTTTACGCGTATAATCTTGCTGACGAGAATATCCGTTGACGAGTTCGTCTTGCGTGACCTCTACTTCTTGACCATCTACTTTTACTGTAAATGTCTGAGGTTGCAAGGCTTCCTCTTCAACATCGGTTTGTTCTTCATCCAGTTCTTCGTCCTCATCATCAAACTCTTCGTCATCTTCTACATCTTCTTCAAGATCTTCAGATACTTCAGGTTCTTCTTCAAGGACTTCTTCTTGTGTTACTTCTTCTGTTTCTGTGACTGCATCTTCAACCTTATCCTCTTCAGGGGTTAAGAAACTTTCAAACATCGAAGTAGTAACTTCCTTATCAGTTTGTAAAGCAGTCGGTTTATCCGTTATTGCCATAATAAATACTCCTTATGTATTTAAGAGTATTTTAGCTTAATAATGTGTAAAAAGGGAAGGTTTAACCAATATTTCTAATTTTGTTTATATTAGCTTTTGTAAGTTTGCCTTTCTCAGCAATGATGCGCAGATGTCTTTCAACCTCTGGTAATAGTAATAATGATCTGTGGATATCTTCTCTAGCATTAACATCATCTATCTCTCTTGAGTTTAACCAATGAGTAATGTATTCGTTTTTAAGATTTTCTATTGCTTCTTTAAAAACTTCTGAGGTTAATATTTGTTCTGCTTGTGCAGCTTTAACTACTTCTTCGTGTGATACTGACATTAAAATAATCCCATAGGCAATTGTTGATCTACAGAAAATCTACCGCCAGTTGGTTGTTTAAAACCAGCAAGTTGTTCTTCTAGTTGTGCAAGTCTTGTGTCATAAGCAGATAAATCTGGTTGTTGGAAAGTTGGCATATCAATACCAGCTATAGCTTTAGATATATCATCTTGTGTTACAAATTTAGAAACATCTGGAACTTGTTGTTGTGGTATAGACATTAATATATCTTGCTTTAAAACGCTTGGGTCAAAACTTGGTATATCTTCTAGCCTAGCAAGACCGCTTATATCAGGAATATTAATACTTCCTCTCATATCTTCCATAAGTTCTTTTCTTAATGCTTCTTGGTCAAAAGTAGGCATTGTTGGTATATCTTCTAACCTTGCAAAACCAGATAAATCAGGTGCTTGGTATTGTGGTATATCTTCTAGTCTAGCTAAGCCAGATAAATCAGGCATTTGCGGTATATTAATACTGCCTCTAATATCTTCCATAAGTTCTTTTCTTAATGCTTCTTCGTCAAAAACATTAGGTGCTGGTATA